TCTATTTCTTCTGGGGTTGTTACGTCATATTCATATTTAAGCATAGCATCACTTTTATAAAAATTAACGTAGTCGTCATAATCAAAGACTTGTTTTTTTAATAACTCATTTACTAAATGAGATTGACAACAATGAACGTGCCTTGATATAAATTCTCTTGTTATCTCTTGCATTGTTCCGTTATCAATCTCTCTAAATGCTTTCTTGTTTTCTTGTTTCATTTTCAGACCTCATATTAGTTAATAATGTATTTAATATATATAATTGACACTTACTGTCAAGGTAATTGATTATAACTGATAATAACTGTTGCTAATGCTACGAAAATCAAGTAATTTTCTATAAAATAGCAATAGCTATTTATTCAAGTTATCTAGTATATTCACAACCAATTAGAGAGTCAGACCTCTTTATTAGGTAACTTGATTCGTTTTATATTATGGGTTGGGTAGGTCTTTTGTCTGGCTCAGCTACGCATGAGTCCCAGTTTTGTTTTTATATTTATATAGGGTGTGACGGGTAACATACCCGTAGTATAATACTAGTATTCTAGGCTTTGCGTGGTGTTGGTGCTATTTTGGTGCTGATCCTATTAGCTTTTTTTGAATCCGCAGACACCCACGACCCCAAAAACTAGGGTCGGTCATATACGTATATGTATTACTAGAAAAGGAGAGTGTCTTGCCCACACACATCGAAATACCCTATACACCAAGACCCCTCCAAGCAAAACTCCACGCTGAGTTGCCGAAACACCGATGGGCGGTACTGGTAATGCACAGAAGGTGGGGTAAGACTGTGATGATTATCAATCATCTATTAAGAGAAGCAATACTAAATTCTAGACCTAATCCAAGATATGCGTATATAGCACCTACTTACAGGCAGGCTAAGAGTGTTGCATTTGACTATTTAAAAGATTTTTCTAGGAAGATCCCTAATGTAAAGTTTCATGAAACGGAACTACGGATAGATCTACCTAACGGAGCAAGGATAAGTTTGCTCGGAGCAGAAAACTATAATAATTTAAGAGGGCTATACCTTGACGGATGTTGTATCGATGAAACGGCAGACATCCCAGAAGCGGTATTCCCTGAAGTAATACGACCTGCATTATCGGATAGGAACTCTAAAGAGAAGCCTACCTTTTGTTATTTCATAGGTACACCTAGAGGACATAATGCGTTCTTTGACTTATACGAGCAAGCTACAAAAAGTAAAGACTGGTATAGCGTAGTCTATAAAGCATCAGAGACAGGGATAGTTGATCAGGAAGAATTAGAAGCTGCACAGACTATGATGACACCAGATCAGTATGCACAGGAATTTGAATGTAGTTGGGTAGCTAATGTACCCGGCTCAATCTATGGCAAGTACCTAGAAGAAGCAATGGAAGATAAGCGTATTACCAAAGTACCGTATGACCATTCCTTGAAAGTAGATACATACTGGGATCTAGGAATAGGCGATAGTACAGCGATATGGTTTGCACAAAATGATGGGCGTGCCATTAATGTCATTGATTATTATGAAAATAGAAATGAGGGGTTGCCCCATTATGTGGATGTACTGCAAAGAAAAAAGTATTTATACGGAGACCATATAGCACCCCATGATATAGAAGTACGAGAGCTTGGCTCTGGTAAAAGCAGAAGAGAAGTAGCCTACGACCTAGGCTTAGACTTTAGGGTAGCACCAAAGCTACCATTAGAGGATGGTATACACGCAGCACAAATGTTAATACCTCGTTGTTGGTTTGATAGTGAGCGTTGTAAGCTAGGTCTGGATGCACTAAGGCATTACCACAGAGCCTATAATGAGAGAACAAGAAGTTTTAGAAATAGTCCAGTACATGATTTCTCTAGTCATGCAGCAGATGCCTTTAGGTATTTAGCTGTAGGCCTTAAAGAAAGAAGCAACTGGAATCAACCGATGCCAAGAGCTGCATCGAGTAATTATAATCCATTTACACATACAGGTGAATTATGAGTTTTTTAAGTCCCAAGATAGCTACACCACCACCACCTCCTCCTGCTCCTCCACCACCTGCCATTAAACCGGTAGAGCGTGCAGAGATAGATAAGGAAGAGACAAGGTTAAAAAGAAGAAAAGGGGTAAGGGCTACCATGTTGACAGGATCAGCAGGTTTAACTACCGATGATGATTCTAGTTATACACCAACATTATTAGGAGGAAGTTAAGATGGGTTCATTTATAAATAGACCTTCTTCACCACCGCCACCACCAGCACAACCTGCACCGGTAGTACAACCAAGAGCAGCAGTACGAGCTAGCGATGATAGCCCAGAATATAGAAAGAAAAGAAAAGTATCTGGTGAGCGAGCAACCATATTAACAGGAACGCAAGGGCTAACAGCAAGTGGAGATAGCACTTCTGTAAAAACCCTATTAGGAGGATAGATGGCTGACGATAAAAAAGCAGTTGCAATTATGCACCAGTTCAAAACCTTAGTAGATCAGAGGAGTTCGTGGGAATCTCACTGGCAGCAGCTTGCAGACTTTATAAGTCCTAGAAAAGCAGACATAACCAAGAAGCGAACCTCTGGTGATAAACGCACCGAACTAGTATTTGATGGTACAGCTATTCATGCAGCAGAAATGTTATCTGCTAGTTTGCATGGGATGCTAACCAATCCTAGTTCTGCATGGTTTAGCTTACGTTTTAAGAATAGAGAATTAGACGGGGATGACGAAGCAAAGGAATGGCTAGAGGGTGTTACTGATGTGATGTATAGCTCTATTAATAGATCCAACTTTGCCGAAGCAGTCCACGAGATGTATTCTGATTTAGTAGTCTTTGGTACAGGAGTTATGGGTATTGAAGAGGATGAGCAAAACGATTTACGATTTAGCACTAGGCATATAGGAGAATGTTACCTAGCCGAAGATGCAGAAGGTAGAGTAGATACCGTATATAGAAAATTTAAGATGACCTGTATTGCTATGCGCACTATGTTTGGGAACGACAACCTCCCTCCAAGATTACAGAACATGGCAAGGAATGAGCCTTATAAGGAAGTGGAATTACTGCACGCTGTGTTTCCAAGAGAAGCCTATGATATTACACAGCTTGATACAAAGAATAAACCTTTTGCAAGCGTGTATATCGATCCACATGATAAGATTACCATATCGGAAAGTGGGTACGATGAACTGCCTTATGTATGTCCAAGATTCCTCAAAGCTTCTTTTGAGCGTGGTTATGGCAGATCTCCGGCTATGACCGCATTAGCTGATACAAAGATGCTCAATAAGATGGCTGAGGTAACGATCCGCTCTGCACAGAAACAAGTAGATCCTCCTCTGATGCTCCCGGATGATGGATTTATGATGCCAATAAGAACTGTGCCGGGTGGATTAAATTATTATCGATCAGGTACAAGAGATAGAATAGAACCATTGAATATAGGAGCAAACAATTCACTAGGCTTGAATATGGAAGAGCAGCGAAGGAATGCTATACGATCTGCATTTTATGTAGACCAGTTAATTCTATCGCAAGGCCCACAGATGACAGCTACCGAAGTAATCCAGAGAACAGAAGAGAAGATGCGATTACTTGGCCCGGTCTTAGGTAGATTACAAGCAGAGATGCTACAGCCTTTGATTGAGCGTTGTTATAATGTATTAGTGCGTAACAAGAAGTTTGCACCTGCACCAGAGTTCTTAGCGAATAGCGGAGTAGAAATAGAATATATCTCACCATTAGCCAAAGCTCAAAGACTAGGCGATGTACAATCTGCAATGCGATTGTTTGAGATGCTTGCTCCATTATCGCAAGTCAATCCTACTGTATTTGATTATGTGGATATGGATGGTCTAGCTAAATATATTATTAAAGTATTAGGTGTTCCTGCATCTACTATTAAGAGCGATCAACAAGTTGCACAAGAGCGAGAAGCAAGACAACAACAGCAACAACAAATGGCAGAACAACAAGAAGCTCTACAGACAGCCGAAGCTGCCGGTAAAGCTGCACCTGCATTGAAAGCGTTACAATAATGACAGAGCATGATTATAAATTTGTATTTCAGTCCGATGAAGGACAAAAGGTACTACAGGATTTACGAGAGCGTTTCTATGATAGAGAAACTTTTGTAAGGGGAGAGCCAGATACTACTGCCTACAATCAAGGGGCTAGGGGTGTCTTGTTCTATATTTATAGACAACTAGAAGATTTTAAACCATTAGAAGATATGGCAAAAGACAAATGAAAAAAATCACAAAAAATATCATGAAAAAAATATCAGAAGAAATGGCTTCTGGTAAAAGTCTTGTCAAGATATGTAAAGATCATCCAGAGTTTCCATCGTATAGAACGATTACGAGAGCAGTACAAAAAGATGAAGAGATGTGGGAGATTTATAGAAGAGGAAGAATACTACAAGCAGAATGGTATAGCGATCATTTAGCAGAACTAGCCACTAGCCCTTTACCAGAAAGTATGGATGCTAAGTTTTTAAATGCAGAAGTACAGCGTAGAAGATTAGAAGTAGACACATTAAAGTGGACACTAGCAAGAATACAACCTTATGGCATCCGAGACAAAAAAGAAGATGCCGGCAATCAAGGAGCAATTACCTTGTCATGGTCAAATGGCAATGTAGAAATATCGGATAACAATAACAAAGGAGAATAACACATGGCTGAAGAACAACAGGTAGCGGAAGCTCCAGTAGAAACTGGGCAAGCTCCGTCTGAAGATTGGAAAGCAAGCTTACCAGACGATATAAAAGATAATCAATTAATACATAACTTAGAAAGTGTAGAAGCATTAGCTAAAACAGCAATCCATGCACAGAGTATGGTAGGAGCGGATAAAGTTCCTGTGCCGGGTCGATGGGCAAATGATACGGATTGGGATAATGTCTACACCAAACTAGGTAAACCTGAAAATGCAGAAGGCTATAAGCTAGAAGTAAAAGAAGGTGTTAAAGTAGATAAAGATATAGAAGGGTGGTATCGAGGACTAGCTCATAAAGCAGGTCTCAACGATAGACAAGCAAATACTATTTTTCAGGAATACATGGCAAAGGAAGCAGAACTACAATCTGCCAATGCTCCACCTAGTGAAGAACAACTAGAAATAAAAAGAGGAGAAGCAGAACTGTCCTTAAAAAAAGAATGGGGTAAGGCATACGATAATAAAATGAAGGAAGCAAGAAACGTATTAGAAGAATTTGCTCCGAAAGAATTTGATCAACTAATAACGCAGGAAGGATTACCATTAGGTAACGATCCTGCATTTATAAAAACACTAGCCAACATAGGATCTTACATCAAAGGGAAACTAGGTGAAGATAAAATGATTGGCGGAAAACAGGAACAGCAGTATACACCTGCTGATGCTGAAAAAGAAATTGCCGCCTTGCGTGGCGATCCTCGTGATGGAGGGGCATACTGGGATAAAAAACATCCTGATCATTTACGAACTGTACAACAAGTGCAAGAGTTAATGGAGTATATGCACCCTGAAGAGGAATAGAATTTACAGAAGATCGTAAAGTAAGATAAGCGAAAGCCCTTACCGGTAGCACCGACAGCTAAAGGTGATTAACCTTAAATATAGAAGTGTCCTGCGAAAGCAGGGTAGCAATTTGTTTTCTTAATATTATTAACTATTACAAAGGAGAGCGTTATGAGTACGCAAATTACAACAGCTTTTGTAAACCAGTTTAGCAGCAACATTACCATGTTAAGTCAACAAATGGGTTCTCTATTAAGAGAAGCAGTTGATGTGGAAAGCGTTACTGGTGAGAAAGCTTTTTTCGATCAAGTAGGTTCAGCGACTGCACAAGTCAGAACCTCAAGACATGGTGATACTCCGTTAATATTAGCGGCCTAAGTAAGTAATTACTTTTGAAAAATTCGGTTAATTCAGGGAAACTCTCTAGTAGACAATCCTGAGCCAAGCCCTTATAGGGAAGGTGCAACGACTATCCAGAAATGGAGTAGAGATCAAGCGATTTCGAAAAGCCGAACATCCTAATAGGATGATGATATAGTCTTATCTTGCAGGCAACTGTAAGCAGCGAAAGCGGAGAAAGTTAGCGACTTTCTTGAAAGTATTGTAATGGAAACACCACACGCTAGAAGAATGGTAACAATGGCAACTTATGAGTATGCTGATTTAATTGACGATCCAGATAAAGTCAGACTACTTGTAGATCCAACTTCAACTTATGCAAGAGCAGCAGCGATGGCTTTAGGGAGATCCATTGATGATATTATTATATCAGCCGCAACTGGTTCTGCTAGCACAGGTAAAGCTGGAACAACATCCACAGCACTACCATCTGGACAGAAGATTGTTCATGCAAGTGGTGGTCTAACTAAAGCAAAACTAATATCTGCTAAGAAGATATTTGATCAAAATAGTGTTGATCCTTCTATTCAGAGATACATGGTTGTATCACCTGAACAGATTGAAGATCTATTGGGTATCAATGAAGTAACTTCTTCAGATTTCAATACAGTTCGTGCTTTAGTTCAAGGTGAGATTGACACCTACATGGGTTTTAAGTTTATTACAAGTAATAGACTTGGAACTGACAGCGATGGCAATAGACAGGTTCTAGCCTTTGCTGAAGATGGTATCAAGCTTGCTATTGGTAAAGATGTTACTGGTCGCATAGATGAACGTGCTGACAAGTCTTACTCAACTCAAATCTATTACTGTATGGACATCGGGGCAACTCGTATGGAAGAAGAAAAAGTAGTAGAAATAGCCTGTACTGAATAGGAGGTAAATTATGGCAAATGTTAATCAAACTTTAGTTACAAATTTTGAAGCGAAGCCTATTGTAAAAAGCCCTTCTTATCAGTTGGG